ACCCTACTTTGGGGAGCAACCGTTCATGAACATTCTTTTCAATATCAAAGTGGAGCGCATCCATGGCTGAGTTCCGAATCTATGTGATCAAGCCAGACGGCACAGAAGACTCGCTGGTCTACAACAACCAAACTTCTAGCCTTGCTTGGAGCAATGGCCAGTCGGTCGTTCCAGTCAAAACACGCGCTTGGCGTGATGCGACGGTAGTTGCCAAAGATCAACCCGGTCGAAAGGGCAATGTGCGAGTGCTCAAGATCAGTCTTGGCCTGCTTTGCAATTACGCCTGCACCTACTGCTCACAACGGTTTGTGCCGCATGCGGATCAAACCAATCCAGAAGACGTTGATGCATTTCTAAGCTCATTGACCGATGCGCTGATTGAAGACCCAGAGCGCATTGAGTTCTGGGGTGGTGAGCCGCTGGTTTACTGGAAGACCTTAAAACCACTGGCTGAACGGTTGAGGGCGTTGTACCCGAAGGCTCAGTTCAGCATGATTACCAATGGCAGTCTGTTGGATGCGGACAAGAACGCATGGATTGACCGTTTGGGATTTTCTGTGGGGCTTTCGCACGATGGTCCTGGTTATCACGCGCGCGGTGCTGACCCTTTGGATGATCCACAAAAGCGAGCCGCCATCTTTGATCTGTATGCGCGCTTGAAGCCTGAGGGGCGAATCAGCATCAACGCCATGATTCATGCCAACAATCCGAGTCGCGCGCATGTGCAGACATGGCTGCGCGAACACTTTGGCGAGGATGTCGTTATTGGTGAGGGCGCTTTCATTGATCCGTATGACGAGGGTGGATTGGCTTCCACGTTTCAGACCTCAGGCGAGCGCGTCACTTTCAGTGCCTATGCGTTCAAGGAATTGCGTGCAGGTGCGGTGACCAGTTTTGATATCGGTCGCAAGAAGATCATGGACTTTGTGGAGTCTGTGGCACAAGGCCGTCCTGCCAGTGCGTTGGGCCAAAAGTGCGGCATGGACCGTACCGACAACATCGCTGTTGATCTGAACGGCAATGTGTTGACTTGCCAGAACGTGAGCGCCGCTGCTGTCGCTCCAAACGGCGAGTCACACAAGATTGGGCACATCTCTCAGCTTCAAGCAGTCAAGATGCGCAGCGCCACGCATTGGAGCAAGCGCGAAGGTTGCTCAAACTGTCCTGTGCTTCAGTTGTGCAAAGGCTCATGCATGTTCTTGGACGGACCCTTGTGGACGGCAGGGTGCGATGCTTCCTACGCCGATAACGTGCCGTTCTTGGCCGCTGGCATTGAGTTCCTCACTGGCTGCTTCCCGTTCTACATCGAGGGCGATTTCCCGCAGGAGCGGCGAGATATCTTCGGATTGGTCAGTGAGCACTCCGAAGCGAAATGGCGTCGTGTCATTCCCATCAAGGTAGAGCATGCCTGATGTGACGTTGAGTGATGCGTTGAAAGAGGCGTACGCGAGTTCACCTTCAGATGTGGTGATTCTGCATACCTTGGAGCTGCGCCACCCCGACTTTAAGAATGAGTCGGGTGTGACAACAGCTATCCGGGTGGTGCGAGACCAACAAGACCTCTTTGCGCGCCTCGAAGCTTCAGCGCCGTTGAATCCAAGCCAAACGGTGAGGTTTGTGGCCATGGGGTTCGATTTGGATTTGCCGCCTGTGGACATCGCGCCTGTTCCTGAGGTCGTGCTGACCTTGGACAACGTTTCACGCGAGATCGTCAAACACCTTGACGCGGCATCGGAGTCGGAGGCTTCCATCGAAGTGACCTATCGCCCGTACTTGTCAAACGATGTGGAGGGGCCGCAGATGGATCCTCCCATCACGCTGGTTCTGACCGAGGTGGAGGCGGATGTGATGCGAGTGACAGCAAGAGCGCGCATGGTCGATATCGGAAACAAAGCGTTTCCGGGGCGGTTGTACACCTCGACAGAGTTTCCGGGACTTGCCCGGTGATGGGTAAGTCATGAAACCAACAGACGGCTACTGGGCGCACCGATACATCGGTCGCCCATGGATAGCAGGCGCACGAGGCCCCGAGTCATTTGACTGCTGGGGCCTTTTTTTATGGGTGCAGAGAAATCACTTCGGACGGGAGCTTCCGCTCATCCCTGTGGATGCACTGGATCTGCGTGTGGTGCTCAAGACATTCAACGAACACCCCGAGCGCAAACGCTGGCAGCGTGTGCCAACGCCAAAACATGGGGACGCCGTGCTGATGCGTCAGTCCAGATATCCGGTGCATGTCGGTGTTTGGCTAGACATCGACGGCGGAGGCGTGCTGCATTGCGCGCAAGGCGTGGGTGTGGTGTTCCAGGACTTGTGGGCGCTTGACCGTCATGGTTGGCGTGTCGAGGGGTTTTATGCATTTCGAGGTGATCCATGCCATGCAGCAATGACGGTGTCGTAGTTTGGCTTCGAAACCCATTCGATCCCCATGAGCGTGATGTCCATCACGTTCAGGGTAGTCCAACCATCAGCCAATGGTTGACCCAACAGCAGATCGTTTTTGAGCAACCCACTCTGGTGCTCAAGAACGGCAAGCCAGTGCTGGTGGCTGAGCGTAGCGTGACCCTCGTTGAGGCTGGAGATGTCATCGCACTGGTGTCACTGCCGCAAGGCGGTGGAGGCGGGGGCAAGAACCCACTGCAGACGGTTTTGATGATTGCTGTATTGGTCGTGGCCAATGCCTATGGTGCAGAGCTGGCCGCATCCTTCGGATATTCAGGCGCAGTAGCGACTTCGGTGGCATCAACAGCAATTGCTGTGACAGGTTCCATCATCGTGAATGCCTTGGTGCCGTTACCCAATCAGAGCCTGCCCAATGCTACAGCTAGCTCATCTTCACCAAGTCCAACTTACTCATTGCAGGCGCGTGGCAACTACGGGCGACTGTCCCAGCCGATTCCTGTTGTGTATGGGCAGCATCTGATTTATCCGGATTTGGCAGCGATGCCCTATACGGAGTACGTCGAAAACGAGGAGTACCTGCACCAGCTCCATGTAATCGGCATTGGGCACTTCCAGTTTGAAGAGCTGTCGATTGATGACAGTCCCATTTCTTCGTTCGAAGAAGTGCAGGCCCAAGTCATTGAGCCGGGTGGTCAAAACACCTTGTTCAACAACGATGTGGTGACAGCTGCTGAAGTCACCGGGCAGGAGTTGATTGCCGTCGCTGATACGGGCGGCAGCATCATCGGACCATTTGCGCTCAACCCTGCTGGGACCCAAGTTAATCAGATTGGCATTGACGTTGTGATGATGCGTGGCTTGTACTACGCGACAGATGGTGGAACGCTGGATAGTCGAACTGTTCAATGGCGGGTTGAAGCAAGAACCATCAATGACGATGGGGATGCCACCTCCGGATGGCTTCACCTTGCCGATGAGTCCTACTCAGCAGCCACCAACACAGCTCAGCGCAGAACCTACAAATACGGAGTAGGCGCCGGTCGCTACGAGGTGCGTGTTCAAAGGCTAGACATCAAAGACGTCAGTACTCGTGCGGGGCATGAGCTTCGCTGGGGACAGGCCAAGGGCTATCTGGTCAATCCAACTTTGCCGCCGGATTTGACGTTGCTGGCTTTGCGCATGCGCGCAACGGACAACTTGTCGCAACGGTCATCTCGCTTGGTGAACTGCTTGGTCACACGAAAACTCCCTGTTTGGTCCAAGACCACAGGGTGGAGTGCGCCACAAGCCACTCGCTCGATTGCTTGGGCATTTGCAGATGCAGCGCGCTCGAGCTACGGGGCAGGGTTGCCTGATGCAAAGATTGACTTGAATGCACTCGCTCGACTGGATGGCGTGTGGTCTGCGCGTGGGGATACGTTCAATGGTGTGTTCGATCAGAACCTGACGGTTTGGGATGCCATGGGGCAGATTGCCAGAGCTGGGCGTGCGGTGCCATTCCTGCAAGGTGGGATCGTGCGCATTGTTCGAGATGAGCCCAAGACCATCCCCGTGGCCTTGTTCTCCACCCGAAACATCGTGCGCAGCAGTTTGAAGATTCAGTTCGTGATGCCGGGAGATGCAACAGCGGATGCGGTCACGGTTGAATACTTCAACCCCAAGAGCTGGAAGCCTGATGAGGTGACGGTGGCCCTCGTGGGTTCGGCTCTCTCTAAGCCTGCTCGCTTGAAACTCTTTGGTTGCACCGACAAGTTACAAGCGATGCGTGAGGGCAAGTACATCGCAGCAGCCAATCGGTACCGAAGACGAATCATCACTTTTAGGACAGAGCTTGAAGGGCTCATCCCGACCTACGGGGACTTGGTGGCCATTAGCCATGACATGCTCAGCTGGGGTGTGAGTGGTGAGGCCCTGTCTTGGGATGGTGCATCAAAGGTGCTGATCTGTTCTGAGCGATTGCCTTGGCAGACAGGGGTGAATCACTACATCGCCTTGAGGCGCGTGGATGGTTCTGTGACTGACCCGATTAGTGTGACGCGCGGTGCCACTGAGCGACATGCAGTGCTGCAGCAAGCGCCGAGCACTGCAATCCAAACGAGTGGAGGTGAGGAACACACCCACTTCGCTTTTGGGGTAGGGCAGACCTGGGCCCAGATGGCGCGCGTGATGAGTGTCAAACCTCGAGCTGATTTGGTGGAGGTGACCTGCGTTGCAGAAAGCGCTGCCGTTCACACCGCTGATCAAACATAAACGAACGAGTTGTTCACAACCCGCCTTGAAGCGATTCAGGCGGGTATTTTTTTGGGAGTTATCAAATGCCAGAACCTACGAGTAGCGGAGTGGCAGGAGCCGCCGCTGCATACAAAGCCTTTGGTGGAACGGCTGCTGCCGCAGCCAGTGGTGCAACGCTTGCTGCAGTTGTGGTCATGCTCATGACGCCGCCTCGCGATAAGCGCGAGTGGACAGTGGGGTTGATCAGTACGGTGGTCTCAAGCATTGGCGGTGGTGCGACCACGATTGAGTATTTCCAGCTTCACCACTGGGCGTTCTCAACGGTGGGCCTGTGCGCCATGGGCGGTTTGATATTCGCCTGCGGCTTGCCCGGTTGGGCATTGGTGCGATGGATTTTTAACTTCATAGAGGAAAGGCGCGATGCCTCGATTGATGAGGTTGCCAAGGATGTTAAGGAGATGCTGTGAAACCACAAGACTTCATTGCGCTCATTGGGCCTGCTGCGCGGGCTTGCCACAAGTCCACGGGTGTTCCAGCAAGCATCACCGTGAGCCAGGCGGCACTTGAGTCTGGCTGGGGTGAATCAGGGCTCACCAAGACGGCCAAGAACCTGTTCGGGATCAAGGCAGACAGCTTGTGGCGGGGGGACACCGTGACGCTTGACACCAAAGAGTTCATTCGAGGGCAGTGGGTCGTCGTGCCCGCTAAGTGGCGCAAGTACCCGACATGGCAGGCCAGTGTTGATGACCATGCCGCATTTTTGAAACGCAATCCTCGCTACAAAGACTGCTTCCTGTGTGTCTCGGCGCAGACCTTTGCGCGTGCGCTCCTCAAAGCGGGATATGCAACGGATCCTGACTATGCCGACAAGCTCATCCGTTTGATTGGTACCTACGGCTTGGCTTCATTGGACGGGGAGGGTGTATGAGCTGGATTCGTGCGTTCCTCGAATTGAATAAATCCTTGTTTCTCAAGGGACTGCTGCTTCTCATGGCGTTTTTACTAGGCCTGCAGATGGGGCAATCCCGTTTGCAGCGCCACTGGGATGCTGAGAAGCAGAGCATGCAAATCGCACAAGCAAAACAAGAGCAACACGCTACCGATGTAGCTCAAGTTCAAAACCAAATATCGAAGGAGATCTCTGATGACTATCGCAAAAAATCGAACCTATTGGCTAGTCGTGGCGTTG